AACTACTATCGGTAATTGTGGTGCTGTTGTTGGCTCCATCGCAATGAAGCAAAAGAGTAACAAAACTGTAATAGTCATCACTTGAGACGATGAACAACCCCAAATCTCTCTCAATGTAATGCTTCAGACTAGGAATGGTTCCTGCCAATGTACGGCGTTGATCTGTGGTTCCTGAGTATCCGCTGTTGAGTCTCCATCGCCTCATGCTAAGAACCATCCCTTCTTTATGTCTGCTGCTGCACCTGTCGCGCCAGTTGCACCTGTTGCACCTGCAGGTCCTGTAGGTCCTGCGATAGTGCTTGCTGCTCCTGCGGGTCCTGTAGGTCCTGTTGCTCCCGTAGGTCCCGTTGGTCCTGTAGGTCCTGTAGGTCCCGCAACAGTACTTGCTGCACCTGTTGCACCTGTAGCACCTGTAGCACCTGTAGGTCCTGCTGGTCCTGTGGCACCTGTAAGTCCTGTAGGTCCTGCTGGTCCTGTGGCACCTGTAGGTCCTGCGACCGTACTTGCTGCTCCGGTAGGTCCTGTAGGTCCTGCAACAGTACTAGCTGCTCCTGTGGCTCCTGCGGGTCCTGTTGCACCTGTAAGTCCTGTAGGTCCTGTAGCACCTGTAAGTCCTGTAGCACCTGTAGGCCCTGTAGGTCCTGCGGGTCCTACTGCACCAGTAGGTCCAGCAATAGTGCTTGCGGCTCCTGTTGCTCCCGTAGGTCCTGTAGTACCTGTAGGTCCTGTAGCACCTGCGGCTCCTGCAGGTCCTGTAAGTCCTGTAGGTCCTGTAGGTCCTGCAACAGTACTAGCTGCTCCTGTGGCTCCTGTTGCACCAGTAGGTCCTGTGGCTCCTGTAGGTCCTTGGATTCCTGTGTAGTAAGCAAGCGCTGTCCATGCTGTAGTACCGTCGCCAGCCTTAATCAGCTTTGTATCAGTTTCAAATCCTAATTCGCCAACAATCAAAATTGGATTAGCAGCAGTCCATTGTGCGGCGGTACCCCGTCTTATTTGAATCTTAGATGCCATTAAGGTGTACCTCCATCTATGGTTGCGATGTTGCTGTAGTTGTCACTGGGGAAGCCGCCATCAATCATTCCTACGCCTGTATCAACAACTGCTACACCAACTGAACTAACTTTCTCATTGGCCGCGATGACAACTGAGGTCTTCGCTAAAGAAGCCGACAAGCCCTGGAGTCTCCTATTCAACAACCTAGCTTGCTGCTGTAGCTGCCTATTTGATGCCATTAGGCGAACACCCGGTATGGAATGGAGGGCTCAGGGGCAAAGGTAGGGAGCCCCTCGATCACCTCAGGGGTCAACTCGATCATGGCGCGGATGTTGGTGTGCCAACGGGTGTCACCGGGACTGGTCTGCACACCATCCCTATCCTCGGTGGGTGGGATAGGACCAATGTGGTCAATAGAGATTCCTTCAGTAGGAACCACCCTGACCTCACCTTCGTGATCTGTGGTCTCCTGGGCAAGGCCAGCAGCGATGAGGATGTCTTCCATAGCGGACTCTGTGGGGGTGCGGAGCATATAGTCCATGGTGTTTAGGGGGTCGTTAGGGTTTGGAGTTGTGTATTAGTTAGGAAAATTGGGTAGAACTTAATTTGCTTAAAGTGAGCGTTTACAGTTCCACCAATACCAATTCCAAGTGATGTTGCAGATGAATATCCAGCAGCAACTACACCTGTCGCAACAGTTCCCCCATTGAAAACAATGCTTTTATTACTTTGATTATAAGAACTAGCAACCTTTGCACTAACTCCCGTTGCAGTGCCAGTCGCATTCAAAATATTTGTTCCATCATAAGACGCTACCAATATGCTCCCTGTTGGCAAATACACAATTCTCTTTGATCCACTGCTATCGAAAGTTAATAGAAGAGAGGCAGAAGGCGTAATTCCAGAATATGTAGTTTGAAAATTACAGAGGAATGTGCCTTCTAGTGAGTTAGACCAAGAAGAGAAGTTCGTTCCGGTCATCACGCATGAGTCCTCATTCCGCGTGACCCCACTCGCACCCGTAGGGATGTAGGAGGATGCGCCGGAAGTTTCTTCAATTTGTGCGCCCCAAATATGAAGCGAGTCGTTTGTCGTTTGCCCAGAAGTACCCTTTGGGTAAAGGAACGCCTCAAACTTTCCCGTGCCACCAAGAACCGCATCTGTAGTAATGGCTACTCGCGTCCACCCCGTGGACGAAAGATTAGTAATAGTTGGAGCAGCTGATCCGTTTCCTGTGAAAGAAGCGGAAGCATTTGCTGGCTGCGAAATAACTACACCAGAAGAATTAACAATTCCTCCTGAATTGAAAAGCAAGAATGCTCCCCTATTTGTTCCCTTTGCTTTTAACCAAACGCTGTATGTAACTTTCGATGTTGTTGAAACTCCAAGAAGGGACGGACCAAGAAAGCGATTGTCACCGTTTGAAGTCGGCGCGAACCAAATGTTTCCAACAGTTCCGGCTGGATTCGTGCCAGTGGTTTCATTAAACAGTGTCGTAGTGTTAGGAATATAAAATGCCGACGCAAATGTTTCGCTGTTGATTGCCTTATTCACCGCTTGAGACTCAATCAGCAGTCCCCTTGGTTGCCCAATGTTCGTAGGGCTGTAGTCGAACCGAGGGGTGCTGTAATTTTGTGTTGTAGTCGTTGGAAGATATTCACCAACCGATGCACCCGGTTGAAGTTGTAATCCCCAGATATAAATGTTTGCCGATACACCCGGACCGCTAACAATTGATCGTTGGTCAACTCCAACATCAATCGCACGATTTGCTGTGTCAGTCAGAGTGAACGCTGAAGTATTAAACCGTTGCCATGTCTCTGTAACGGAACAAGTTGTGATTGAACTATTCGCTCCGGTGTTGATATTGGTAATTCTCAATCCAACAGATGCGGTTCCTGAAACAGTCCGCATCCACACGCTTCCAACATACTGCTGACCAACCGGGTTTGTTATTGCTGTTACATTATAAAAGTAATCTACGCTCCCAAAGTTTAGTTGGTCTGCCGTCAGTGTTCCGTTTGGGGCAATTGCCACATTAGCGGTAGCAGTAATGCTCTGCGCTCCCCCCCAAGATCCGCAGTTCTCTGAATGCGTCATGAGGTTCGCATTGGCAAATTGAACATACCCACTTGAGTTTACAAAGGTCGCAGTACTGGCTCTGCTGAAGGTCAACCGAGGATCAAGAACACCCGTAGTAAAATCAAGACTGAGCGTGGAGCCATCCCCTTGGTAGTTCGATGGCATCATTGTCGCCCGCCCACCCTTTCGCATACCCATCCCGCTGAATGGGATGAAGTTAGTGGGTGAACTCGTGGATGAGTAGGTATTGCTATATGTCATTGATTCTTTCCAAGCCAGTTGAGGCCTGAGGTTCCTTGGGTTCCGAAGGTTTTCGTATATGCCCGCTCGACCCGTTCGAGTTCGACATCAATATCTCTTTGTTTCCTAGCGATGATCATTTTGTCCACATCAACTGCTACTGCTTTCGCCCAATAGCCCACGGCCATGGAGAGCGCATCGAGTCTGTCATCATGCCTGAGGCTCCCACGATCCCTTGTGATCCTGGTGAGTTGATAGAAGAGCTGATAGGACAACTGCTTCTCCGGCGGTAGCCCCTTGGTGGACTCATAGTCAGCCTTGATGACTGCCGGTTGCACTACGAGTCGATGCTGGTTGAGGATGGGTTCAAGGGTATCGATGATCCGCCGTTCCTTCTGAATGGAATGGCGTACCTCTTCGATAGAGCATGGCCATGAGTCCCGTAGGTATGGGGTCAGGAGCTGCGTGAACATTCCATCCCCGAAGTTTGATTCGACGATGCACTTGTTGACCTTCTGATCCCTGGCAACCTTGGCGAGTGCCCTGAGGTTCTCAGGTGTGTAGCCACCACGGAGTCCACCGGCTGCGGTGAGGTGCATCCATCCATTGCTCATCTTCACGACGGCATACGCAGTTTCATCCTCACCACGCCCTGAGGGGTCAATGGCAAGCACGGATCCTGCGAAGGGTATGAACTTGTCTGAGATGGATATGGGGTTGTGGTAGCGGTCACCACGGAAGCCAACGGCAGGTAGGTCTTCCTCGATCTTCTCCTTGGATCCTGACCACACCAAACGCTCCGGTGCTTGCTCCCAATCGCCACCATAGGCAATGAGATCATGGAGCTTGAGGGGATATCTGTCCTGATCAGCCAGACTCGTATTGAGCATGAACTGAAGTTGGAACCCGCTTCGCCCATAGGAGAGTGCGCGTTCCTGTAGATCCTCTTTGGAGAACCGCTTGGGGTCTGTAGGACTGCCAACGATCTCTTGAGTCCACTCCTCTTGGATCGTGGGTGCCAAGCGACCACCGTAGGCGGTCATCTCGGTCTCTGAGGGGTACAGGGCTGGCCATATGCGGCACTCATAGCCCCGCTCTTGGAGGATGTTGTAGATGGACTCTTCGCTCTGAGGAGTCCCTAGGAAGATGACGCGCCCCCCAGGCTTGATGATTGCATCAACTTCCTTGATGCGCTCCTGTAATTGCTCCCTCATGGTGGAGGTCAGGCTGTTGTTGGCTACCTCCACATCGTCAAGGATCACTACATCAGCACGGGAGCCGGTTAACTGCCCGGTGATACCGAGGCTCTTGACACTTGGAGCATGGCTCGGTGGCGCAGGACCCACATCGAAGGCTATCGCTGAGTTCCTTTGGGTATCCCTGGGCATCAAGTGCTGGTACATGGGCACTACCTGCATCAACTTCCGGCAGAACGAGGCGAACTCATCAGCCCGGTTCTTGGATGCAGAGACAACGAGGAACTGCTTCGTAGGATCCAACATCAATTCATGCATAACGAATGCTGAAGTGATCCACGACTTCCCTACCCCACGGAAAGCAAGCGTTACAGATCGCCTTGGACCCCCTTGGAGCCATGATGCCATCTCATATTGCACCTTGGTGGGCGCAGGGAGCCCAAGTTCAGCCCAGACAAGGTGGAGTCCATTGCGGAAGTCCTTGAGCCGGGGATCTATCTCCATACTTAGGTGCCGGTACGCAGGTCTTCCTGATTATCGAAGGGAAGCTGCTGGGCAAGACGGAGAATTGGGGTACCCGCGAGAGCCACTTGATCCACCTGGTTGTCCTTGAGCATCTGACGGGCAACATTGAGGTCAGCGGGTGTCGCTTCCCCTGAGGCAACCCGGCGCAGCAGCTCATTGCAGAGACTCGCATGGAGGCTCTTGAGGGTTTCCTTGGTGGGATCAGCCATTGAGGATCAATGCTCGGAGGTAAGTGGTTGCTGCACCAGCACCAGTAGCAAGTGCTGCTGAAGTAACGACACGCATACGAGGCATCGTCTGAACTACCTGTGTGTAGTTCCGTGAACCAAAGTTAATACCAACATCCCAACCATTGACAGGAACCTTCAATGAACTTACGGGGACACTCAGGAGCGTAAACCACTCAAGATCATCAACACTTCCTTGGATCTCGATGATTGATGCAGCCGTCGGCGTTACTGTTGCTGTGGCGGTACTAACGATACTCAGTAGAAGCAGCCCAACCGTTGATGAAAGTGGGTTGTATGCCAATGGTGCACCGTAGGCACCGCTGTTAGTGATAGCGAAGTTGGTAGTTTTAGGCAGGAGATACTTGATTTGCATATTTATTTACTCGCTAGGGTGTACTGAAAGAGGGCTGAAACGATGGCAGCAATGACTCCTGCTGCACCAATGATGTACGAGCGTGAATGCTCTAGATGACGAACGCGATTATCTAACTCCTTTAGTTCCACTTGGGCAGCCTGACGCTGCTGTAGAAGCAGGTCGAGCTTTCCCTCAAGGCGGCCAATGGCAAGCATGACTTCATGGTCGAGTTGGGTATTCATGGGAGTTAGGCGATGCGGGTTACGGAGACATATCCCGTTTGGGTATTGGGGACAGAACCACCGGGTGTTGCTGCCATAGTGATCAACGCCACTTGAGTATTTGTGTTGACAGGTAGTGGCTTGAGGTCAAACCCAGCTGTATGGGAAGCAGCGTTTCCTGCCATCGTTCCGTTTGCAGTCCTGTAGATCCCATTGACCCGTATGGACTGCGTTCCTGGATTCAACAGCAGATTCGCGGTCCGGGCTGAAGTACTACTACTAGTAATTGAGATTGACCATGGAATCAGTTGTTCAACACCTAGAGGAAACGAAGGTGTGATGATGAGGTTCGGTGCGGTACCACCGATCTGAGCTACAGGTTGCCAAGTAGCCATGCTCCCGATGAAAGTCGGAATGCCTACTGGAGTTGGTGTTGGTGATGCCCAAGTCGCATTACCCGAGGCATCCGTTGTGAGGAACTTACCTGCCGCTGGGCTCCCCGAAGTAATCTTCAGTGGTCCACCGATGGTAATCGCGTTTGCAGCGTTGTTGGTGGAACCAAGGATCACGGTGCCATTCGTAGTGACCGCAGCGTTAACCGAGAGCGTATCTGTGGCTTCATTACCAACCACTACATTCCCTTGGAATGTGTTGGCACCCGTGAAGGTGTTGGTGCCCGTAGCGGATACCGTGGGGATCGCTGTGTTGGTGAGTTGACCCGCTACGAAACCAAGCCCGGTACCCAAGGAGATCTCAGCCACATTTGCGGGACCACTAACCGCAGGGTTTCCCAGTAGACGGTAACCCGCAACCTGCTGCATCTTTCCATAGGTGACCTTGTTGTTACCAATGGTTGGGGATGGGTAGGAGCCTGTGAGGTCACCAGTAGCGGGACCCAATGGAGCCGCACCGAGCACCTTGAGGGGTGAAGCGGCAGTACCAAGTCCAGATAGGCAGGACACAGGCAGATTGTTGATATCTGTTGTGGTGATAGTGACTGAACTCAGTTTCGTGGCAGCTACACCAGCAGCAGCGGCAGCATCAAGCGATGCATTGGTAGCCAAAGTGACCGCATCAGTGACTTGGCCTGTAAGGGTTGTAAGGGCACCTGTAGTGGCAGCACCAATGTTGGTAGCAGTTATGAGTACCGCACCTGTTTGAGCAACGGGTGCCGCTGCGCCAATTTGGGTACTTACAGATGTAATGGTTTGATTCGCCCATGAGGCGTTACCAGTGCTATCACTTGTAAGAACACGCCCTGCGGCAGGATTCGTTGGGATCCTCAGTGTCCCGTTGACGAGGATTACATCAGCACCTGCGTCACCTAGGGTCACCCCTGCGTTGAATATCTGGGCGACCGAAAAGGTTTTTACACCACTAATAGATTGGGCAGTGTCTTTAGTGACTGCTCCAATACCAGTGGTTGTTTCATCCGCAGTGATTGTTACTGCGTCTACACGACCATTGACGGATATCACTAGTGGAGGTGTGGGTAGCCCCCAAGCCGTGGCACCATCCGCATCAGCGCAGGTCAGCACATGACCTACGACTGCGCCACTAGGGAAAACTGGTGTCGCCGTACAGGTGAGTGTGTCTGATAGAGCATCCCCCAAAGACACATTCCCAGTGAATGATGTAGTACCTGAGAAAGTCTTGTTACCTGTAATGGTTTGAGTAGTTCCCTTAGTGACAGCACCAAGACCCTTGGTTGAAGGACCATCAGGGTCATCAGCAGTAATGATCACTGCTCCACTAACACCGTTGACGCTCTGAACAGGTACCGCTGGACCATCCCCCCAAGAGGCGTTACCTGAAGCATCTGACTTTAGGAACTTCCCGTTAGACCCACCCATAGGGATCTTTAGTGTCCCGTTGACCAGGATCACATCAGCACCTGCATCACCGAGGGTTACATTGGCTTGGAACACCTGATTGGCACTAAAGGTCTTTGCGCCGCTGATGGTCTGTGTTGCTGTCAGTGAGACACCACCAAGGTTTGCAGTAGGGTTTGCTTCACCATGTAGGCTGATACTCACGGAACCGTTAGTACCGTTGACCGTAGTCACGGGAGCATTGAGCGGGTATTCCCAAGCGACTGTGCCAAGAGAATCCTTACAAGTCATTACCTTATTGAGCTCCGGTGCGCCACCACCAGTGAACTTCAGGGTGCCCGTAAGGTTGATGCCGTCATTCGGGTTATCTCCGAAGGTAACCCCTGCATTTGAGTAGAACCCTCCGTTAGCAGTAACTAGGCCGGAGAACACAGCATCTCCATCAGCCTCAATGAATGATGTAAGGCCGCCTGTTGGTGAGTAACCCTCCCATACATGAAGATTTCCATTGCCAGCTCGTTGGGCCTTCACAAGACCTGTTGGCTCAATAGATACGCCGTTAGATCCGTTAGTTCCTATAGTAGTTCCCGATGATGTAACCGTAGGTGCTACTGTGAACTTCTTTGCAGCAGAGATCGTCTGAATAGAGTCTGTAGTAACAGCTGCGTCCGATCCATCGATATTCTTAATCATGGACGCTTGGTAATCGTTCACTTCAGGGGTGACATCACCAGCACGACCCTTGAAGAGATTGACTCCGACACTACCATTTAAGGTGGCTGACACTACACCGGTAGCTGAGTTGATAGACAGACCACTGCCTATCTTGATACCACCGAGCACATCGGCAGTCGCTATAGGTAGCGTTGCATTCTGAGTGACGCTTACAACACCATCGGTGACCGAGAGACCGCCACCAACCTGCATGATGCCCTTCTGGTTTCCAGTAGCAATCGGAAGTGGATAAGCACCTGCTGGGGTATAAGCACCAAGCGAGTCTGCACTAATTGTGAGCGGTCCAGTAGCCCCGTTGAGCATTGTCACACCCGCTGGTTCAGGGGTAGCCCAAATGGCCTTGTTACCTGCCGATGATGTCAATACTTGGCCGTTGGCTGTTGCGCCAGGTATCTGGAGTTCGCCGCCAACAACGATGATGTCGTTTGATGCGGTACCAAGTGTCACATTGTTGCTAAAGGTCTTAGCACCCGTGATCTCTTGTGAATAACCAACACTGACTGCTCCTACATCAGCAGCATCGAGCGTTACAGTAGGTCCCGTTTGGTCATTAACACTAGTAACACCAGTTGCTGATGGAGATGCCCAAGAGGCTACGCCACTAGCATTACTAGTTAAGACCTTACCCTGTAGGTTTGATCCAACATTGTATGTAAGCGCATTCGTAACGACAGCATTGGCTGCTGAAGCAGTGCCACTAAAGGTCTTTACCCCTGCGATAGTCTGGTTGCTTGAGAGATCGACTGCACCTAAACCAGCAGCTGTAATAGTCACTGCTGAACTACTGTCTCCGTTAACAGAGATCACCCCTGTCGGTGGGACAGCAGCCCAAATCACTTCACCGTTAGGCTGAGATGTCATCACATGACCGGAGGCATACCCAGAGCGTGTGTAGTACAACTTACCGGGGATATTGACAATGTCATTGCCATCATCACCTAGGTTGACCGTACTACTGAAGGTAGTGATTGCAGCAATAGTCTGGGGGCTACCAACTAAGACAGGTACACCCAACAAGGCTGGGGTGATTTCTACAACACCACCAGTTGTAGAACCAGTCAGTCCATTGACCGATGTGATACCTGTGGCGGCTGGTGATGCCCAGGATGCTGTGCCATCAATGGCATTACAAGTCAATACGCGACCGATGACTTCATCAGTATCAGAGAGGTTGAGCTTGAGTTGCCCGGTTACGGTGAGGGTGTCCGCAGATACCTCATCACCAAGACCTACGCTCCCTGTGAATGCCACGGGTCCGGCTACAGTCTGCGTACCTCCGCTTGCCCCCGCAGACAGAGCACCAATGGATGCCGGTGTAATGACCACTGTTCCCGTAGAGGACACAGCAGTATCTGATCCAAGCTTGATGCCATTGACAATGGATGACCACGCCACCGATCCATCATTCGTTGAGGAAACAAGTGCTTTACCACTAACAGCAGATCCGGTGACCTTCAGTGGAGCATTGATCTCCACAGCACCCGTAAATGTCTTCTGCCCATCAATGGTCTGATTGGTATCCGTAAGTACTACTGTTGCAGGGAGAGAACCAGCGTTAATGGTTGTTTCTTCCCAATGGACATCACCGGATGTACCGTTTGCTCCAAGTACATACTGCTTACCGTCTGGAGTCTTGTCAGCAATGATGTCGAGACCTTGTAGGAACTTGAAGGATCCTTCAGGAGCAATAGTCGTAGTTCCCGTGAATGTCTTGGATCCCGTAATGGTCTCAGCGAAATTGATGCTGACCCCTGCTCCACCCTGGTCGAGGAACTGATCCGAGGATTCCTGAGATACATACAGGGAGTTCAGCTGCGACATATCCAGGTCTGATGCAGTCAGTACATCACCATCGGTAAAGTTGATCACACGGTCAGCCTCACGCGCCGGTGTGAATCGACGGAGCATCACATTGCCTGGTGTTTGACCATCTGGCGGAATATCGAAGTGGACATAGGTTGCACCGTTGATGGTCACGAAAGACCAGCCACTCGATATCTGTGTCTGATTCACATACACCCGTACATGACTTGGGTCGAGCGGTGCTCCCCCGTAGAAGGTCACCAAGAAGTCATTGGTGCTGCCATTGCCTGAGTAGAAAGTACGGGCGTAGTAGTTCAGTTCATAGAATGCTGGCATCAGTTTCCTCGGTAAAGATTGGCTTTGACATCACGGGCATGAGCCATGGCTTGGGCTAGTTCAGGGGACTCTTTGATTAACTTCTCTAGGGCAGC